CGTCGATTGAATCAACAACCTTGGAGTAACCGAAACCGCGCAATTGGTTCCGGAAACTAACCCAAGAGATTATTTCCTGTACGTCCTTTAGTGATGAGGGAGGGACTTCTCGGAGCTTTACGATGGAAACGTCGTAGCCCTTAAAGTATTCCTTCCCACAAGACTCTCTGAAGTTTCCAACCCAGAAAGACTTGTGAGTATTAACCTTAAAGCCGAAGGCCTCGAGGTATTTCATCACTAGTTGCGCGTGTTCCGCGGGGACAATCATGTCATCCCCGTAGATTCGCACCTTTCCTGAGTAGGACATCACGTCCTTCTCAGTGAACTTGCGGCCAGCCGCCTCTTCCAAAGCGATGAAGACGATAGTCGTGAAGACCATCGCCTCCATCGGAAAGGTGAGTGCGGAACCCATAGACGCGAACTTGGTCAGGTGCTTAACACCAAAACCAGGCACATCAGCGCGCAAAGAGCGACACGCGGCCACACCCTCTTTAAGATGGGTGTAACCATGTAGTAGCTCCTCAACGAGCAAATTTGAGACCCGATCACTAGCTTCGCTGAGATCCAGAGAAGCCAGAGAACCATCAAGAGATCCCTTTCGTGCCAACCTCTGATTAGGAGTTTGGTCGGTAAAACCGACGAAGAGTTTAGAGACTTTGTCAGTCTCCAGCTCTCGTACGAGGGCCTCTGCCACGGCCTGTTGTGCGTACTGCATGCACGTAGGCTCGATAGCAATGATGCGAGGAGTCTTAAGCGTTTTAGGGACTGAGATGACCCTAACGGGCACCTCATTCTCAGGTGACGAAAACTTGACACGCTCGAGATTTATCCAATATCTCGAGTTCGGCAGGAGGAAGTCCACACTGTGGAATCCCCCAGAATCGAGTCGTCGGTGCCATACTTGTAGGTCGTACTTCCGGTTTCCCGACAGTCGATCTGCAGTGGCACCTGGACCGTGCTTTGGGACGAGTTCGCCCTTGGCGTGAAGATCATCCACGCTAGAGAAAACCCGACCAAAGAGAAGACGAGAAACACGCCTATACTTGGCAAGAAACTCACCAGGTAGGGAAGCGATCGTCTCTTCAAGTTCTCTATCCGTCTCGATGTACTGTTCATAGGCAGCTTTCTCACGCTCGTAAGAGCAGGGAAGGGCCACCTTAGAACACAGACGTGTCAGCTGTCGTATTGCATAGACAGCATCAACGCTAGGTACCTCGAGTAGGACGCCAGTTCCACGCTCGAACACAAGTCCCAGGAAACCTCCGAGAAATCGGGGGAAACCTCCCAACCGGGTGAAACCGGAAAAATGGGTGGGGGCGACACGACCATAGGCGAGGGCTTCATCGAAGTCCTTACCGAAGTCGGCCAGGGAAATCGTGAGAAACGACAACCCTTCGTGTTCGACTCGTCGCGTGACAGTTTGAAAGTCACGCGTGGTGCAAACGCGGCATCGCTCGCCAAGTTCTTCGGCGAGCTCCTTCCAGAGCAGTATAGGGCTTTTCATGGGTCCCCTTTCTGGGGTAACTCATCCTTGCCCTAGCACAGCTCCTCTGCTCAGCTCTCACCACCGAGAATCTTGGTGATGGAAGCGCCACTGGTAGCCGAAAGACTCGCGATGAGCGAGTCCACGACTGCCTTAGCAGTGGCAGCATCGTAGCCGTTAGGGACATCAACAGTCAGAGCAACGCTCATGGACTGCGTGATGTTTTGCCCGGCAACGAGCGG